AGAACTTTTCTTCAAGGCGACTCTGCGTGGCGAGAAGCCTGAGCAAGCCGCAATCAGCGCGGGACTCAGCGCCAAGACCGCCAAAGCTGCGGGCCATCGTATGCGTAAACACCCAGCAATCGTGGCAGCACTAGCTGCTATCGGTATCGGCACCAAGGCGGGAACCGCAGGTAAACCCGAAGCTTCGGGCGATCCTTCTGAGCCTGATATCGTAACGGTAGAAATACCTGAGACGGACGACCCAAAGGTTTTTCTGGCCGCGCTTATGAATTGCCCGAAGGCCGGAGTGAAGGCCCGACTGGAAGCGGCCAAAGCGCTGCTGCCTTTTGAGCATGCGAAGATGGGGGAGAAAGGCAAGAAGGAAAAACTAACCGACGCGGCGAAAGGTGCGTCGGCCGGCGGAAGATTCGCCCTGGCCGCACCGCCAAAGCTTGTCGTATCCAATAAAAACGCATAGAATGTAAAAACCCCAGACATGTTGGAGCATGCTGGGGTTTTATCAATCCGCATTCAGGGTGCGTCATGACCGAAAAAGATTCTACAGCACAAACTATTTCGTGGAGTACCGCTAATCCGAACTGGGAAGCTGACATTCGTGCCGGGCGCAGTCTTTTGCCTTGCGCCCCTTTGTTCCCTGACGAAGCCATGGCCGGCCTTGACGTGATGCAACAGCTTCGAATTGTCGACGCGCCCGGCAGTCCTACTATAGGAGAATCGTGCGCGCCATGGGTTAGCGACTTCGCGGGTTCTGTGTTCGGGGCGTATGACCCTGAGACGGGTATACGGCACATCAAAGAGTTCATGCTGACGATCCCGAAAAAGAATTCTAAGGCGTTGGCGCTCGACACCCCAATCCCTACGCCCGAAGGGTGGACTACGATGGGCGCTCTCCGAGAGGGCGATCGGGTATACGGCGCGGACGGATTGCCCTGCACAGTCGAAGCCACCAGCGAGGTATTCGACGACCATAAGTGTTATCGCCTGACCTTCAGCAATGGGGAATCCGTAATAGCCGACGCCGGGCACCTATGGAACACCAAATCCCTGCGCGACGAAAAGACGAAAACGCGGACCACGGAAGACATCGCGAAAACTCTATTTCGCCCTGGAGACGGCGCGCGAAACCACAGCATGGCTATGCCCAAGGCTATCCGGTGCGATGAAATCGATTTGCCGATACCGCCATACACCCTGGGCGCATGGCTAGGGGACGGACACTCAGCCGCAGCGAAGATAACCAGCATGGACGAGGAGATCCTCGACGCTATTCGCGAAGATGGTTTTACAGTAGAACTGCGAGCTAGTAACGGTAGTAAAGCTAAGACCTACGCCATAGGCAACAGAGACCGTTCGATGTGCCGGCGGGGACATGTTCTAAATGAAGAGAATGCTTACCTAAAAGGAAAACACCCGCAGTGCCGTGTGTGCTCTCGCCAGATGAGCAAAATCCGTTGGAACGGGAAGGGGGAAGCCGACGCTAAAACCAATTTTTCCTTCCACGACAAACTTAATCAATTAGGTGTGATGAATGCCAAGCACATACCCGAGGTTTATTTTCGCGCCTCGTTCGACCAACGCTTGGCTCTGCTCCAAGGTTTAATGGACACGGACGGAACCATAAACAAAAACGGCCGGGTTATTTCTTACTGCGGTATCAACCTCCGATTGCTTCAGGGAGTATCGGACCTTCTCTGCACCTTCGGTATAAAAAATACCCTGATAGAGCGCCCCGTAACGTGTAATGGCGTGTCCGCCGGCACGGCTTATTTCGTCCAGTTCGCCACCTTTCGGGACTTAGTGCCGGTGTTTAAGCTCTCTCGCAAACTTGACAGGATGCGTATTAGCGGCGACACCAAAAATTCCGCGCGAAGCCAGACGGTTCAGATCGTGTCGGCCGAAGAGGTACCGTCCGTACCGGTCAAATGCATCCGCGTATCTTCCCCAGACCATCAGTTTCTGTTTGGGCGCACCATGCTGCCCACTCACAACAGCACGATCGCGGCGGCCATCATGTTGACGCTGCTGATCCGCAACTGGCGAACTTCTGCCGAAATGATCATCCTTGCACCTACTATTGAGGTCGCGAACAACGCTTACGCTCCGGCGCGCGACATGGTGAAGCACGACCCCGACCTGGCCGAACTGCTGCAGGTGCAAGACCACTTGCGCACGATCACCCACCGGGGAACTGGCGCCACGCTGAAAGTGGTAGCGGCTGACTCGAACACCGTCTCCGGCAAGAAAGCCAGTTTTGTGCTGATCGACGAGATCCATCAGTTCGGCGCTATGCCGAATGCGGAGAACATGTTCCGTGAAGCAACCGGCGGCCTCATCGCCCGGCCCGAAGGTTGCATCATCTACTTGACCACGCAATCCGATAAACCGCCTGCAGGAGTATTCCGCCAGAAGCTCATGTATGCACGCGGCGTCCGCGATGGCCGGATCGACGATAAACGCTTCCTTCCGGTGATCTACGAATTTCCGCAGCACATGCTGGATTCTGGCGAAGCGCGAAACCCGGAGAACTTCCATATCGTCAATCCGAACATGGGCTACTCGGTCGACCGCGGTTACCTGGAGCGTGAGTATGCCAAGGCGCAGGAGACTGGCGAAGAGTCAGTCCTAGGCTTCTTGAGCAAGTTCCTGAACATCGAGATCGGCCTAGCGTTGCGAACTGACCGTTGGGCCGGCGCCGATTACTGGCAGGAGCAGTCCGATAAAAGCGTTACGCTCGACTCCATGCTCGAGCGCTGTGAAGTGATCGATGTAGGGATCGACGGCGGAGGCCTGGACGACCTTCTAGGGCTCTCCCTGGTTGGAAGGGAGAAGGATACCGGGAACTGGCTTACGTGGGCCGGCGCATGGGCTCACCCCTCCGCACTCGCCAGGAACAAACAAGAGGCCGCCCGCTTTCATGACTTCGGCCGGGATAAAGATCTAATCTTAGTCAAACGCATCGGCGAAGACGTAACCGAGGTGTGCGATATTGTCGAACGCGTTTACGATTCCGGATTACTCGACAAGATCGGCGTCGACCCCGTAGGCATCGGGGCCATATTCGACGAACTGGTCGCACGGTCCATCCCGGAAGACAAGATCGTTGGTATCAGCCAGGGTTGGAAACTCGGCGGCGCGATTAAGACAACCGAACGTCGACTGGCAGAAGGGAAACTGAAGCATGCAGAACAGCCTTTGATGTCTTGGTGCGTCTCTAACTGCCGCGTAGAGCCCCGTGCAAACTCGATCCTGATCACCAAGCAAGCTTCCGGTTCCGCAAAGATTGACCCGGTGATGGCGCTGTTCAACGCTGTGTCGCTGATGGCACTTAACCCGCCGGCAGCGCACAAAAAGTTTCAGATGTTCACGTTAGGGTGATAAGGTGCGGGTAATTTACCGGAGCTGTATATGAACAGAGCCTATAGTTTTCTCGAAATTAAGGCGGTCGACGACGAAGCCAGGGTGCTTACCGGCATCGCGACGACGCCTCAAGTAGACAGAGCCAGCGACGTTATCGAACCCCTGGGCGTAAAGTTCCAGAATCCTATGCCGCTGCTTTGGCAACACGAACACGACAAGCCTATCGGTACTGTGGTCTTCGACACACCGACCGCGAAGGGGATTACTTTCACCGCGACGATTGCCAAAGTAGACGAGCCCGGGATTCTGAAGGACCGCGTAGACGAAGCTTGGCAGTCTGTTAAGGCTATGATCGTGCGAGCGGTATCGATTGGCTTCCGGGCACTCGACTTTGAGCCGATTGCGGGAACTTACGGACTTCGGTATAAGTCCACCGAAGTTTACGAGTTGTCGCTAGTCACTGTGCCGTGCAACTCTGACTGCAAAATTTCTACGATCAAGAGTTTCGATGTTGGTCTGCCGGCCGCGCAAGGCAAAAAGGCAACCCCTGTCGTACGTTTGAAACCCGCCGGCGCTTCGGCACCCGTTACGAAAAAACTTCCCGTTAAGCCGAAGCCCGAGGAGGGCTCAGACATGAAAACCATTTCCGAACAAATCGCGGAGTTCGAAGCAACCCGCGTATCCAAATCCGCCGAGATGTCCGCCATCATGGACAAGGCTGCGGAAGACGGCACTACCCTTGACGCCGAGCAGTCCGAAGCTTTCGATACCCTCGAAGCTGAAGTAGGCGCAGTCGAAAAGCACATCGCTCGCCTGAAAAACATGCAGAAAGCTCAAGCGGCGTCGGCTAAAGCTGTTACTACCGACACTGTGATCAAGACCTTGGACATTGGCACCGGCCTGCAAGTGCGCGCCAAGAACACTCAGAAGCTTGAGCCGGGTATCGCGTTCGCTCGTGCCGCCAAGTGCTTGGCACTCGGCCACCTGGAACACCGCAACGCGATGGATATCGCGAAGTCGATGTATGAAGGCCAAGACGGTGTTATCGCGGCCACGCACCGCCTAGTTACCAAAGCTGCAGTAGCTCCCGGCACGACTTCGGACGCCACTTGGGCGGGTCCCCTCGTCGGCGAAGAAACGAGCGCTTTTGCCGATTTCGTTTCGTTCCTCCGGCCCACCACGATTCTGGGTCGCTTCGGCACTAACGGTATCCCGTCGCTGCGCAATGTGCCTTTCCGCACCGCGCTGATTGGGCAAACCTCTGGGGGTGACGGCTATTGGGTAGGTGAAGGAAATGCCAAGCCGCTGACGAAGTTCGATTTCACCCGTACCACCATCGAACCTCTGAAAGTTGCGAACATCGCTGTGGCCACCATGGAGCTGATCCGCGATTCGAATCCGTCAGCGGACGGCCTGATCCGCGATCAACTCGCTGCTGCGCTACGTGAAAGGCTCGATATCGATTTTATCGACCCCGATAAGGCTGCCGTAGCAGGCATCTCGCCAGCTTCGATCCTGAACGGCGTGGCCGCTATTCCTTCCAGCGGTGATGACGCTGACGCTGTGCGTGCTGACGTGCGCGCTTTGTTCAATCAGTTCATCGCGGCCAACAACGCTCCAACTTCTGGCGTATGGCTGATGTCGTCCGTAACCGCCCTGGCCCTGAGCATGATGGTTAACCCTTTGGGCCAATCGGAGTTCCCAGGCATCACCATGAACGGCGGCACCTTCCAAGGTCTGCCAGTGATTACCTCCCAATATCTGCCGGCTGATTCCAGCGGCGGTATCGTGGCACTGGTTAACGCTGGCGACATCTACCTGGCGGATGAAGGTGGTATCGATTTGTCGATGTCCACGGAAGCCTCCCTGCAGATGGACAACGCGCCGGATAACCCAAGCACCGCATCTACTGTCATGGTAAGCCTCTGGCAGCGAAATTTGGTCGGGTTCCGCGCGGAACGGACTATCAACTTCGCTCGTCGCCGTACCTCCGCTGTTTCCTACCTCACCGGTGTTTCGTGGGGCGCTTAATACGCTACCCTAGGTGAATCGGAAAGGCCCTTCGGGGCCTTTTCTTTGAGTAATTTTCGGAAACCAGTATACTCCTTTTAAATTTGAGGAATTTTCGCATGAGCAAAGTCGAATTCATCTATGGAAAGGGCGGTAAAAAAGTCCTGATGGCGCGACGCTACGCGGAAACTCTGCGTAAGCTAGGCCACGGCACTTACGCGGATACCGGTTATCAAACTCGAATGCTTACCGCCGCCGCCGGCCCCGCTCCGATTGGCGAAGAACCCCTAGTTTCTGAAGCTATCGCGGAGTTCGCCAGAGATAACGGCGTCGATATCGATAAAGTAGTCGGCACCGGAAAGGACGGCCGGATCAAGAAATCCGACGTTGAAGCGGTAATTGCGGCTCAGGATCTTGCCTAATGCGCGTACTCGGCTTTGACATCTCGCTAAAGCGCTCGGCGGTCACGGTCGAGAAAACGCTGTCTAACGTGCCTGTGTCGCGCGGCTGGTGGCCGCTTATCAAAGAACCGTTTACCGGCGCCTGGCAACGCAATAAAGAAGAGCGATTGGATACTCTGCTGAACTATCCAGCGCTTTACGCTTGTATCTCCCGCATCGCGACAGACATCGGCAAATTGCCTTTTACCCTGAAGTCGCGCAATGCGAGAGGCATTTGGTCCGAGATCGATAGCCCGGCGTTTTCCCCCGTCCTGCGCAAGCCAAACCACTATCAGACCGGCCAGCAGTTCCGCGAATACTGGGCGCTGTCCAGGTTGACACAGGGCAACACCTACGTGCTCAAGGAACGCGATCAACGCGGCGTCGTCGTCGGGCTGTACGTCCTCGACCCCTGCCGCGTAATGCCCCTGGTCGCGGACAACGGGGAAGTGTTCTATCAGCTCTACACGGACAACCTGAACCAGTTGCCGGACGGCTTCGAGCCACTGATCGTTCCGGCGTCTGAGATCATCCACGACCGCTGCATCTGCCCTTTCCACCCGCTTATCGGCTTACCGCCGATCGCTGCGGCCTACCTGCCGGCACTGAAGAACATGCGAATCTTGCGATCCTCCGCAGAGTTCTTCGGCAACAACGCCCAGCCGTCCGGCATTCTGTCCGCCCCGGGCGCGATCAGCGATGACACCGCTAAGCGTTTGTCTGAGCACTGGAACACGAATTTTACTGGCGAGAACGCAGGTAAGGTTGCGGTAGTCGGCGACGACCTGAAGTTCATGTCGCTGAGCTCGAAGTCGGTAGATTCGCAGATGGTCGAACAGCTCCGGTATTCTGACGAGCAGATTTGCCAGCCGTTCGGCATCCCGCCGTTTAAAGTTGGACTCGGCACGATCCCCTCCGGCCTCGGCGTGGACGCGATCAATCAGCTTTACTACGACGATGCGTTGCAGGCCCCAATCCAGGCTATGGAAACGCTGTTGACCGAAGGGCTTAACGCGACGCCCTACAAAGTGGACATGGATGAGACGGTGCTTATGCGGATGGACGCAGGCAAAAAAGCGGACTACCACAAAACCCTGGTCGATGCGGCCTTGGAAACGATCAACGAAGGCCGGTTGGAGTTCAACTTGCCTCCGCTTGATGGTGGCGATACGGTCTACAAACAGCAGCAGGACTTCCCGCTTAACGTGATTAAGGATAACGTCTTGCCGACGCCGAACGCACCGACAGTCGTCGAGGCACCTGCTGCGGATCCGGTCGTCGACGACCAAACACAAAAAGCTCTCGCCGAACTGTTTTTGCTTAAGGCAGTCCAGGCCGCACGAATTGAGGTTACCCGATGATCGACCCGGTAGAGTTCGGCAAGGCCATGGGTGCCTTGGTAAAGGAGGCGACCGCGCCTTTGCTACAGCGAATCGACCAGTTGGAAAAGCAACTGGAGGCAATCGTCGTCCCCTCGGCGGCGGATATAGCCGCGCTAGTTGATGTAGACGCCCTGGCTAAATCGGCTGCCGCGTTAGCGCCGAAAGCAGAAAACGGAACTTCTGTTACTGCCGACGACGTGCGCCCCCTGGTCGACGAACTGGTCTCGAAAGCTGTTGCCGCATTGCCGGCGCCGGAGAATGGAAAGGACGCCGACATGGAAGTGCTCAAATCCCACGTCGGCGAACTGGTGAAGGCTATTCAGCCCGCCGCGCCTTTACCGGTGCCGTCCGTTGAAGAAATCGCCGGTACATTCGAACGTCGCTTCTCCGACCTTACGCTGTCTTGGGAGCGCCAAGCGCGCGATACTTTCGAGAAAGCCGCCGATCGTATGCCGAAACCGAAAGACGGCCGTGACGCGCTAACCTTGGAAGACTTTGATATCACCCTGGCCGACGACGGCCGCACGGTCACCGTCAAGATGCAGGCCGGTGAAACCGTTATCGAGAAGTCGGTGAAGATCGCTGCTGTGATCGACCGTGAAACGTTCAAACATGATGGCGCTTACGAGAAAGGGGACGGGGTGTCCTACGGCGGCAGCTTCTGGATCGCCAAGTGCGACGCGCCTAAAGGTGTGCCAGGTAGCGGCGAGACAGATTGGCGATGCGCAGTCAAGAAAGGGCGTGATGGTAAGGACCTTCGCGAGAACGCGTCCACGTTTGACGCTAGCAAAGGGGTGAAGCTGTCATGAGGTATGTCACCCTGGCGCGTGCTAAGCAACACCTGAACATGGACCACGACCTTGATGACCCTTTGATCGAGGTCTACGTCCAGGCGGCGTCAGGCGCGGTAAAAAACTACCTGAAAAGCGCTTCACCTTACGAGGTCGAGCGCGACAGCAACGACGATCCTATCTTGGACAGTTCGGGCGACCCGGTTTACGTCGTTGACAGCTCCGGCGACAAAGTTGTCAGCTATCCTGTACAGGCATCCGTCCTGCTGATGGTTGGTTTCCTGTACAAAGACCGCGATGAAAACCCGGACAGTGCTTTTGATAGAGGATATCTTCCTAAACCGGTAACTGCTCTGCTTTATAGCTTGAGGGATCCAGCATGCCAGTAGGCGACTACATACGGAAATTGTTTGGCGGCCCGTACCGCAAAGAGACGGCCATGGGCGACACAACCCACGCCGAGCGTGTTATCGCCCATCCACCTTTCGATCTGCTGACTGACGGAGGGGACGGCCCTAACCGCCGCCTGCGAGTAGACACAGGGCAAACCGGATTTTTCGGCAGACGCATGTGGCGACTGTCCTACGAATTTACAGGGCTTGATGCTACGCCTCTAGTGTTCAAGGTCACGGTTCCGGTTAACTTCATCATCCACCACCAGCAACTAGCAGTTGATGAGGGTGGCGTAGCTCTGCGAGCGTACCGCACCGGCCAGGGTACCGAAGGAGGAACGTTCAGCACTCCGGTGCCAATGTACTCCGTCAACTTCATGGACGAGAAACCTGCTTACGCGTTCCAGGCAACTGTTTCTACCGGCGGAACCTTTACGCCGTCCGCGCCATCTGTCGAGACGATTCGAGTAAGAACAGCAGGGGCCACCGCGCAGCAGTCGACAGTAGGTGAAAGCTCCTTCGGCGAGCGCGGCCTGTTGTTCGATACCTACTACCTGGTCGTCTCTAAGCTAACAGGGGTCTCCGGCGCGTCGTCCGGCGTCTACACTTTGATCGTCGAGGAACGCCCATGAGCCGCGCCGGACAGTACCGCCATCGAGTGGACATTCAGGACTGGACAGAAGTCCGGGATGAGGAAACCGGCGGCTTCACCGAGGCTTGGGTAACCGTGTTCGCCGACGTACCGGCGCGCATTGCTCCGGCCAGTGGTCGGGAATTCTTGGCCGCTGCGGCAATTCAGTCCGAGATCATCGCGCGCATTGTAATCCGCCAGCGCCCCGGCCTGAATGCCAAGCAACGCATTTTGCACAACGGCGATATTTACAACGTCCACGCGTGGCTGCCGGATCAGGAAAGCGGGCGCGATTATGTGAGCGCTCCAGTTTCTTTAGGCTTGAATCAAGGATAGAGACTATGTACTATCCGCGCTGTGACTGTATCTAGTGGAACTACAGCGTAAGACCAGCTAGGAGAACCGTTGTGTATTAGGCGGCCTAGGACTTGCTCAAAGTCATGGACGGATAGAGGAATACACTCTCTATCGAAGGCGGCGCCATAGCAACAGTTTGGCGGCTTGAGACCCCCGGCGAAAGCCTGAGCTAATCGAGCGGTGCGACCTTCCTGTAACGAAATACGGCTATCACGTACATACGCGGCGTGATAGCGCTGGCGAGCAGCTCACCTGTCCAGCCGGGTTTCCATGTTCTTAAGGGCCGACTACGAGCGCGGTACAACCATGGCGATGTTGCGAAACTCAGCGGTTATCGAGGCTGTTAAGTTGGCCTGCAGTGATCGTTAAAAGCCCTGACCTAAAAACTCAGGGCTTTTTCTTGCCTGTGATAAAGTGCCGATATGAAAACCTTCGTCTGCATCGCCTCCGGCCCAAGCCTCAACGCGCACGACTGCGAACTGGTCCGCGCCGCCGGCCTACCCACAATCGCCGTGAACAACTCCTGGCAGCTAGCTCCGTGGTGCGATCACCTTTACGCAGGTGATCTCGCGTGGTGGGATTCGTATGGATCGCAGGCGCCTACCACATGCCAGAGGTGGAGCTGTACGCGTCAGGCAGTGGCAAAGCACGGGTTGAACTGGCATGAAGCCTACGGGGAGTACAACAGCGGGCTCAGAGCGATTGAGCTGGCCTTCAAGCTTGGCGCAGAACGCGTCCTGCTTCTTGGGTA